GGGACATCTTGAGGTTGATACGATTGATTGCAATACGGATATAGACGTTTTTGGGTCGTTTCGTATGAAAGATGCGAATGAATCCCTATTCGCATACATCAATAAGGGTGGTGAATCTTCCTTCGCTGGTAAGATGCTGATTAACAATGAACTCGACGTTCAAGGTCATTCTTCATTTGTTGGTGGTATTAAAGTTCTTTCACCTTCTACGTCAACGTTCGGTGGACCCGTTATCGTGAATAACACGTCGTCCTTTGGTGGTGATATGACCATCGATGCGAATGCCTTCGTGTATGGTCAAAGTTTTGCGATGTATGACGGTACAGATGAAAACGTATACATCCGTAACGATGGTAACGCTTCGTTCCAGGGACATCTTGAGGTTGACACGATTGATTGTAATACGGATATAGACGTTTTTGGGTCGTTTCGTATGAAAGATGCGAATGAATCCCTATACGCATACATCAACAGTGATGGTACATCTTCCTTCGCTGGTAAGATGCAAATCAATAACACTCTAGATGTGGATGATAAATTGACGATTAAGAACGGTGGCAATGTACCTGGGAGAGTGACCATAAACCCAGGTAGTACTACAAATACTATAACTGTAGAGGGGGGTATTCATATAAGAAATGGGGAAGAATACCTCAATGCATCAATATCACAGGGTGGTGTGGCTTATTTCACCAGTGGTGTAAGTACATCTCCACTCGGTACGGGGTCATTTGGTACTTTGAAAGGTGGTACGTGTTCACTTGGTGAGACAACGTTCACGGGTACTGTAACTTCAACAGGGACGGGTTCATTTGGTACACTGAATTGTGGCGGAACAGCCAGTTTGAAAAACGTGACAACGTCCGAAACCGGGTCATTTGGTAATCTGAATTGTGGCGGAACAGGCTCATTAAATGGTTTGTCATTGTCTGGTGATGATTACATGACACTCCAAGCTGGTACAAGTCAAACCGATAAGTGTGTAATCAAACAAGTCGGTAATAATAATAATTACAAACTTGTATTTGACTTTTTGGACGATGGAGATGATTTAGAGTTTGCTCTACGATCAACCGGTACGGAAAAACATACATGGAACGAGGGTAACTATACAGCTACGGATACCATTACAGGAAATACGGGTTCATTTGGTACACTGAATTGTGGCGGAACCATTACAGCAGTCACGGATATCGTACTTACATCGGATGAACGTCTCAAATCCGATATTACTCAGATTTCTGGTGCGATTGAAAAGGTAAAACAATTACGTGGGTGTACCTACACGATTAATGATAAACCATCCGTTGGTGTTATCGCACAAGAAGTTCTCAATGTTCTTCCAGCGGCTGTACACACAAGAGAAGATGGATACTACGGAGTATCTTATCATGGTCTCATTGGTCTCTTGATCGAGGCAGTCAAAGAACTTTCCGAAAAGGTTAAGTAAACATTTCTTTTTTCCCGCGAATATTACATACTCGTGGCAAAAACGAATTACAGTTATTCCAAAGTATCCATCAACGCGAGTGTCAATACACCCACGATGAAAAACATAACGACATAGTTACACTCTGTATCTTCCACAGTCCCTGGTTTCGTCTGGGGCACCACGACCTTCATCGGTCTGGGCGGAGGAGCGACAGGCTCCTCCTCTATTGGACAGTAGCCTATCATTTATACTATACCTAAAGATTAATTTCAGTCTTCTTCTTCCTCCTCCTCTTACTGGAGCTTCCAGCGACGTTCACCTCCTTCACTTCACCACCCGTGGATTCNCCTGAGATCGAAATGATATCCGACACGTTATCGTCATCAATCACTGGAGGATCTTCCCTGACCGACTCCAGGGGNTTNGTGTTCATGGGTGGGGGAGGTGGCATCATGATACCACCCATCAGGCTGGAAATGTCTAGACCAGGACCCTTCATCTCGTAGGGGCCGTCACCGGAATCCTGTGTGGGTTGTTGGGCCTGGGACGCTGTGTTCTGGACCGCAGACATCATGTTCTTGACCAGGTCGGGATTCTGCTTCAAGACATCGTTCATGTTGGGAATGGCAGCCTTAAACATGCTGTTTGTCAAGTGGAACATCATCGCGGAACCACCCAACATCATGATCAACTTCACCTCGGGGGCGACGTTCACCTTGTTCCTGTACTTCACGTAGAGCTCTTCAAACACGGTATCATAGTCTTCAACCGACTCCATCACAGATTCCGACCAACCCTCAAGCTGAATCTCGAAGGGGTTNTAGCGTTTATTGAGAAACTCCAGACCCGTCACACAAGCCACGAGCATACGACGCGAAAATCGCACCGACTGGTCCACTTCGATACCATACGTGATGCGTTTCACCTCTGTACGAATTTCGTCAACACTAGAGTACATGTTGAGACGCTTGTTGGTGTTGACACCCTTCTTCTCCAGGCGTGCCAACTTGTTCAGGAGATCAGCCTTCTCTTCATCGATCGAATTGTAGCCCTTCGAGGGTTCTTCCTCTTGTGTAAATGTTTGGCCAATCTCTTCCTCCTGGAAGTCATCATATTCACCGTAGTCGATTTCTTCGGCCGGTGGTCTAGGGGGTGCCGACTGTTTGTTTGGATTCGCGAAGGCGTCAATCTCTTCCTGGTGCTGAACAGGGGGAGGCCTCGACANGTNCATGGGNCGTGGTCTGGGTTTTGGCCGCGAAGGAGGAGCGATGTTGATCTCATCCATCAACGCCTGCTCATTCTCATCAAGTTTAAGGATCTCAGTGTCACCTCGATCGAGGATAATCTCTTCGTCCATCTACTCTCTATGATGAAACTAAACTAGTATCTTTAACGCACTTGATTAAAAAATCTTACATACTAGTAAATGAAGTTCAACCGCAACACTATCCTGGTCATCCTCAGCCTCGTCGCCATCGGATTCCTGATCCGTCGTACTGCACTCAGCTGCTACCAGCCCAGATCGATCGAGATCAAACCCATCAACGAGGATTCCCTCTTCGACCTCGAACACAAGCTTGAATGTGCCCCCGGTCACACCAAGGACGGAAGCACGTACACCAAGTCCCTGACCCCGGGTGGTCTCTGCAAGTCTGAACAGCTCGTTCGTGACCAGGCCAACTACGCCATCATAGGCGGAATCGGTGGATCTTTAATCTAAGCGTATTGTAAATGACTACGGTCACGGCTGTACGCCCAGATGTTCCCGACTTCGACTATGAGTACCACACCATTACTGTCGATACGATCGGTCAGTCGAGTGCTAACACGTTTACGGTGTACCTCAATACACCACTCCGAAACGTCGTCCAGGCCCGTATGTTAGGGGCTCGGATTAAGACGATTCACTCTACCGAACACTGTTATGTTTCGATCCAAGAACTCGACAGTAATTTTGCTGACAGGGCAACCAAGGATCCACCNCTTTCCACNTCTTCNCANCCAGGTCTTTCTATCCTACGAAACTCCTTTGCCAGTATCGTGAGTGGTTCTTCGGCCATTTCCGGTGACCAGGTACTCTCCTTCAAGGATGACTATCTCATCGCTCAACAATACTTGTACCCTCTCCCAACTCTCGATCGCCTCACGTTCCGTATCCTCGATGAAGATGGGAACACGATCACCAACCCCAGTTCCGCAGGTAATAACTTTTTTGTCATTCGCTTCGTATGCAAAAAGTCGAACTTAAAATAACCTTTCCTTATTGTAACTATGTCATCCGGTATAGTGAAGCTCATCGCCATCGGTGCTCAAGATGAACATATCATGGGAAAGCCTGAAATATCCTTTTTCAGTTCGACGTTCAAAAGACATTCCAACTTTTCACAGACCGTCGAAAAACAAACGATACAGGGTGCTGTGAATGGTAATTCCATGTCGACCATCCGCTTCGAGAAGACTGGTGATCTTCTCGGCTACACGTATTTCACCATAGACAACAATAACGCATCTCTCGACCATCCTGATTGGACCAAGTTGATCGACTACGTCGAGCTCATGATCGGTGGACAGGTTATCGATACACAGGATTCCATCTTTACTGAAAAGATTGCCATCGATACCTTCGCCAACAACGTTTCGAAGAGTTCCAACGGGACGCACCCGGGTATCAGTGCCCGATCCTATTTTTACCCACTCCGTTTCTTCTTCTGTGAAAGTCCCCAGAATGCGTTACCACTGGTGGCGTTGAATTATCACAATGTCGAAATCCGTATTCATTGGGGTCCGGAAGCGGCTAACTATCAATGGACTGCTTATAGTAACTATTACTATCTCGACAATGAAGAGCGAGGTGCTTTCGCCACACGTGATCACGACATGCTCATCTTCCAGGTACAGAAGAATATTCCGAGCAACGAAACGATACAGGACCTTCATTTCAATCATCCAGTCAAATACATCGCGAGTTCCAACACGAGCAACTATAGTGCGTTGACAGCCTATGACAACAAGGTCAAGGTGACCATCAACGGTGTCGACATCGATGGCTTCAAGTGGGCCCGTCCACACTTTATCGAAGTGATGAACTATTACCACACAAACTTTGTCACGTCTCCCGACTTTTTCTTATTCTGTTTCTGTCTTACGACAAGCTTGATGCAACCGACAGGTACGTTGAATTTCAGTCGTCTCGACAGTGCTAAGATCTTCAGCGATCGTTTACCCATCAAGGATCCAGTGTACGCCGTCAACTATAACATATTGAAAATCTCCAACGGTGTCGCCGGTCTCCTCTATGCCAATTAAAATACCATGCTATAGTAAATGGTGAAGAACTTGAACACTATTGATCGGGGGACCAAGATCAGGTTGGGTCGCTGGCACAATGATGACCAGGCCGATAACACGATCGTGATCAATGCGTCAGATACACCAATCAATGCGAGTAACGCGAATGCTCTCTACATGAAACCTATTCGGTCGGATCCATCGAATAACACGATCATGACGGGTTTCGATCCAAACACGTATGAAATTGTAAATACNGGNCTNAGACGTGACGACNTTGCCCCCCGAGAAGTGGATTACTATGCAAACATTGGCAATACGTTCACGAGTACCATCAAGTTTGAAGGTGACACATCACTCACGACGGAAGGTGTTGTTGGTATAGCCAACGTTCAACCCATTCATACGTTGGACGTCGGAACAAAGTTTTATGTTGATGAGAATGGTGCCAACGTTCTCACCGTTATGGGAGATACCTACATACAAGATGATGTCGTCATAGGTGGGAACCTTGACGTAAAGGGGACACTCACNTCCATCAATACCGAAAATACAACCATCAAGGATGCCATCATAGAATTAGGAAAGGGGAACACGTCGTCGGATATCGGCATCATCATGGATCGTCCCGATACGAATGTTGTCATGGGGTATCGCGACACTGTCGACGAGTTTGTCATCGCACACACGACGAGTAGTTCGACAAGTTCGACCATCACACCATCATCGGAACTCATCGATGCTCGTATCCATGGTCGTCTACACGTGAACTCTAACCTGACCATAGATACGGATACGTTGCACGTGGATGCTATCCGTGATCGCGTCGGTATCAACACACTGAATCCCCAGACAGACCTTGATGTTGTGGGGAGTGCACATGTACACTCC